TCCTTTAGTAGTCAACTTATATTCTGAACTAAAAAATCTTGGGGCGTTTTGTTTTATTTCCGATACTTTTTCTTCTTCCCCAAAGTCTGTACTATCTTCTGTGTTATTGACGTTGACATTTATTGCCGTAGCAAGGGTAAGGTGATTCAAAGATGTATCTTTTACATCTGCAAATATCAAATCATATTGAGCTGTATTATATATATTAATATTGTTATCTACGAATGTGCTCTTAGTGACCTTTCCATCTACTCCTGTTGATTTAAGATAGTAAATAGCTACTTGATCTCCTTGGGTTAACTTCTTACCATTAACACTATTACCGAACTTAAGTTCATAAGTCTTATTCTCATTGTATCTAATTTCAAACACTCTTTCATTTGCATTTGATAAGTAGATACTTGGAACTCTCTTCCAGGTGTACCATTTATTTTCTTCATTTATTTCTTTTACATATACAAAAATATTAAAATGGTCAATTATAACATCACCGCCCGGTATTAAGCTTATAGCTTCAAATTTTTCTCCTATAGGATTAATAATTGGATACTCTTCTATAGTACCTTCATATAATAATTGATTTCCTGTTGCTGTTATGGTCTCAGTTTCTGATGTTACCTTTTCAAACGTAAGATCTTGAGTAAATGTAAATGTTTTTCCTCCAGCAGATGCGAATGTAAATTTTGGTACTGTATAATATCCCGCGGACATGTCAGATGTACCTTTTATTTCTATTGGTAAAACACTGGACTGTTTTCCTACAGGTTTATAATCAATAAGTTTAACTATACGATTTACATTCTCATATAACTCTGCATCGTTAAAGTTACTCTCTGAACTAGTTTGATTTAAATAAAACAGTAATGTATGATACGAATATGAAATTATATCTATGAGGGCAGAAATATTACTACCTTCAAAGTTCTGATCTGTAAAATTAATAGTGGTGTCATTATTAATTCTAGATATAATTAGATCTCTCAAGCTTTGAGCATCAAAACTCGCATATGCGTCTGTCGGTAAGTCGAATTGTGTAAATTTTGCCATTTTATGAATAACTAAATCCTGTTGTTGTTAATAAACCGTTAGCCGTCCCTTTTTTATTATTTAAGGACGGTATTGTTATAGATATACTAATTTTATATTCGTTTTGATCTGGTCGAGCAATAATATCCACATTATCTACTACAATCCTAGGTTCGTATAGCGACAACTCTTCAAAAATTGTAGTACCTATTAATTCGCCATTTTCTTTAGAAATGTTTTCAAATAAGTACTGTTCTAGATCTAACCCAAATGTTGGGGAAAGTATTTTTTGACCTTTCTTTGTATTAAAGATGTTTCTTATTGAATTATAAATCGCATTCTCATCATAGCTTAGCTTTAAATCTTGGGCATTTTTACTAGCGCCAACAGTCTTATCTGATGTATGACTACTAAGTTCAATGTCTAAATGTAGATCTGCATATGAATATGAGCGAGAATTATCAGTATTCTTTGCGGTTTTGAGTATATCTAATTTAATAGCCATCTATAATTATTTAATTTATAAGTGCTTAAAAGAATAAATAATTTAAATGAGTAAGTTTGATAAATTATTCGAGGAACAGATTGGTCAGTTTGCAAAATCCGGGCCTATTGCTGGAGATTATGTGAAGTTCGCGAGTAACCTCAAATCATCTGATTGGTATAAAGAGTTAAGCGAGTCTCGTAAAGCATATGTTGACGAGATCGCAACACTAGCAGAACAGGGTAAACCCCTAATGCTTTCGACAATAAAGAGAGCTATATATGAGAACCCTGCAAAAACTATTCCTGGTAAAGATGAAGGGTTTAATGATCAGTTTGCTGATATTGTTGTAGAGTATGCTCCTGGTTTTTATCAACAGAGCCTATCATTACCTCTTCAGCTTGTTGAACTTACTCTTGGTAAAGATGAAGCTCGAGCAACACAGAAGGATCCATCAAATGATCAGGAAGATAAATCTACATTAAAGCCTGAAGAAGTTGAAGACCCTACTATTGATATTGGTCAGCAGACTCATGTTCCAGATGGAGATTACAAGTTAAGCACTGAACGGTACTTAAACGCGTAAATCTAAGATACAAGAATAGAAGTTGATCTCCTGATCTATACACTGACTATTCTGATAAAAGTATCGCGAGACTGTAATTAGACAGTCTCTCTTTTTGTCTTCAGTTATTGAGGAGTTATATAGATAATCAAACAAATGTTTAAACAACTCATCATAATCATTATTAAACAAAGATTCATGCTCAATTATATGTTTCCGTATTAAGGTGTATTTTTTATTTGTAAGCAGGTTATCTAATCCATCAAAGAATTCTTTTGAATCAAATACATTTTCATCTTTACCATCTGATAAGAAGTATTTTTGTAAAGCATTAATACCTTTTCTAAAGTCTGGATAGCATGTATTAGTAATTGTAGTAAATTGTTCTTTATTAATTTTTACATTTTCAGATTTTACTATAGATATTAACTTAGACATATACTCAGTTTTATCATAGTTAATATCAAATACTTGACATCTGCTTTGTAGCGCTGGTATTATTTTATGTTTGTAATTAGCAGTTAATACAAATCGAGTTAAATCATGATATTCTTCTATAGAATTTCTAAGAGCTTTTTGAGCATCTAGAGACAATCCATCACACTCGTCTAGAATAATAATTTTAATATTTCCAAATAAGCTCTTTGTTTGAGCGAAATTTAAAACCTTCGTACGGATTGTATCTATTCCATTCTCATCAGAAGCGTTAATATAAAGATACTGACATTTCAATAAGTCATTAACTATAACTTTAGCGAGAGTAGTTTTTCCAATACCAGGTCGCCCTACAAATAATACATTAGGAATACTCTCCTCTTCTCTTACTTTAGTAAAATAATTGCGAGTAGACTTATCTAGTACTATTTCATCTAAAGTACTAGGCCTATATTTTTCGCACCAAATATCAGAAATATTCATGCAGACGGATATTCTGGAACCTCAGAAGGCTTGTCAGTAGAACCAAAACCAGCATCTCCTCGTTCAGCTTCTAAAGCTTCTTCTATATAACCTACTTCAGCTACAACGTGAGGATACAAAACTAGTTGTGCAATCTTAGTACCTTTAGTTAAGGTGATATTAGCATCACTAAAGTTATATAACTTTATACCTAGATCTCCTCTATACCCGTTATCAATAATACCTAGATGAGGTTGTAGGTTATGTTTAAACCCTAGACCACTGCGCGGCTCAACCCGAAACCACCAACCCTTTGTGAGGTAACCAAGTGTTAGACCAACAGGAACAACAACCGAACCTCTACCAGGAACAATAGCATCTTCAACACTACATACATCATATCCTGAGTCACTAGCATGTGCGCGTGCTGGTAGGTGGGCGTCAGGGTGGGTCTTTACAAAATACATCTTGACTGGCTCGTGACCGAGGGCCACTCTATCTTGTTCCATGTTACTCATATACATTAAATATAGTGTATAATTTAGATATTTCAAGTAAATACTTTTATGGATAATATTAATCCAGATGATTTAATTTCGCAATTAAAAAACTTACCTACAGATAGTAAGATGTTAGAACGGGCTGCGACTGAGTACCCAGAGTTAAGTAAAGAGGATGTAGAGGAGTTTGTTATTAACAAGTCGTCTAAACTAATTCAAGATAGTTTAGAGTTAATAGATAACATGAAAGAAGTCGTACATCATATGCCTGAAGCAGAAAATATATCTTCTCTAGCAGAATTAATTAAAGCCTCCTCTGGAGCTATTGAGACGTTAAACAAGATTGTTATACAGGATAAAAAGACAAATACTACAATTGCTTCTAAGAAAATGGATATTGAGTCTAGGAGAGAGCTTCAAACATCTGACCAAAGTCATGCGTTAACTATGAGTAGAGAGGAAATTATGGCAAGGCTCATAAATGATAAGACTGTAATTGATGTTAACGGTGAAGTTGCTGAACCAGATAAGATTACTTAAGTATACTCATACTAAACGGTCTCTTAAGAGTCTCTATTTTATTTAAAAGTAGATCGACTTCTTCTTTAGAGTTTTCAACTACTAACTCAAAAACCCCTGGTACTATTTTTTGCTTATTGCTCACCTTATTTGTAGTAAGCCATGTTAGCAGGTTATAAGCTCCACCTAATACAACACCAATAACTTCATTTACTTCAGCGTGGTTTTCTTTTAATCGCTTATAATAAAAATGATCTGTAACTAGATTTTCTTTATGAGCAGTATCTCCAAGATCTGTAGTATTAATTACTTGCTGCATGTTCCGCTTAAAGATGGCTTCTGTTCTTCTACTCAATCCTAAGATATTTTTTCGGGTATCTAACTCTAGCTTATCATCTATAATACTGTTAAATGGAAACGGAGTTGGATCTGAGTCTTCATCAGCATAATGCATATATCTACCTTGTGGGGTAAGATATTGATAAAATATAAAACCTATGCTCTCTGATACTTCTTGTAAAATTGTATCTTCGATGTTTAGTTTCTCTTGTAGTACTTCTTTAACTTTATTATGACATTTACGATACTTATCTAACCACCATGCTATAAATTCTCCACTTTGATCTTCCCTCGATAAATCAAAAGATGTTGCAACCTTTGATACTTGTTCGCTAACTTTATCAGTATCATCTTTTGTTAGAGGTATCTCTCTACCTTCAGTTGTCTCTGATATTAAGTTACCTTTCGCGTTTATATAAATTAACGGATCTCCACCCTCGCTCAGTTTTAAAAATTCATTATCGTTTAAATTTATTTCCAATCTAGCCAAGTATTTTGTTGCTTTAGGGTTCTTGGCGAACGCTTGTAGGTTAATATTTGCATTCGCTAATTGCTCCCAAAATGTTGCTTCAGCTGTAATAGGGTCAGCTTCATACTTTAAACTATCATAATATTTACTGAGAGCTAAAAAGTTAATATACGATTTTAAAATAGAGTTAAAGTTTGTCGATGCAATATGAAAGTCTACGGTGTTTGTTAATTTACTATTAACAATATCTGGTACTCCTGTTTTAGATGGTATTGCGCTCATTTTGGTTTATCTAATTTTACACATTCAATCACACTAGAGAACTGCTGCTTTGTTATAGTTGTTAAGTTGTTTTTTATATACCAAAATCCAGGTATCTTGTGAGCAAATTTATTTTTTAAGCTCAAATCTATAGTCATATATAAAAATTTATTAGCACTAAAGTCTATATTACCACCTGTAGAAAAACTAGCACTAGTCAATGTATTAAGTAATTGTTTTTGTAAATTTATTGTCCCGTAGTGGGTAGTTGATTCCTCATCTGATAATTTAAAAATTCGCTTTTTGATGTTAAATGTTTTATTTTCATCTATATTGAGAATAGTGTCATCTCCTCCAGGAAGAGATTGTACATTTGTATTATGAGATACTTGCTTTAATGTTCCTTGGTCACTGTGGATAGTGAATTTTTTTTGGTCAGTAGAGAATTGTATTACTTCATTCTTTATTAATCTATTTAAAGTTACATCTGGTTGTATATCTGTAAAGTTAATACTATTAAGATCTAATGGTATATATTCAAACGACTTACCAAACAGGTCAATAGGTTGTTTATTAGAGAATTCTCGTTGTCTATCTAATGTTTGTATTTTAAATGCTCCTGTTACTTGTCTCCCTACTTGTATGGATGCGTTATCTTTTTTAAATACGGTATTTATATGTCGCTTTAAAGATTTTAATTGAAATTTACCATTGTAATATGTGAGTATCCCGGCGCTATTATCACTTGAAACATATGAATTTAAAATTTCATTTATAGCGTGTAGAGCAGGACACGGTGGTAGAGTATAATATAATTTACCGATACCATCATCCCAATCTGATTCATCTATAATACTATCATCAGTTGTAAAGTGTTTAAGTAAGTGTTTTAAGGCTTGACCAGCGTTAACCTTAGTTTTACCGTAATGTTGTTGACCACGGGTATTTACCATATCAGTACACCATTCTAATCTTTTATTCTGCAAATGGCTGTACACTATATCAACAAAGTAATAAACGACTTGTTTTTGGTTTTGTTGGACAGTATCCATTTTGTTTTTAGTAATAAACAATTTATCTAATAATGTTATTGTTTTTTGTTTATTACTTAAATATGTAATTTTTATTTTTATAAACTCTTCCCCATGGCCATATGTATTAGTTACTGACGAGCCATTAATATTAAGTAAATCCATACTACTTTCATTTACTACTGTAAGACTACCTAATAGAAATGGTGTAGTATAACTTGTTTCAAAAGTTAAAGCTTGAAAACTATTCTGACCAAGTGCTCGAGCTTCTCCTTTATTGTTAAAAAGTATAACTGTTATTCTATATGAAGTACCGTTTGCTGTAACAGTAAAATATTGTTCTTGTTTACTTACAATACTATTTGTTGCCGGTGTCGTCATGCAGTTAATCTTTTAATTTCTTGTAATACAGTATTTACATACTGAGGTTTAATAACTTTATATACACTACCTAATTCCGGGTTATTAATAGGATTATATATTTTATTTACTAAACAAATTAACCACCACAAGTTTTGATTTCCGTATATAGTATCAGATAAAGTGGTCCACGGTTGTTTACTGTTTACTCTTATTTCAATATATACTTCTGATTGTATATCATCAGGGATAGATATCTTTTTTATAATATTATAAAAGAAGAACTTATCATCTTTCGCTAATTTAAATATGTTTTCATACCTAGTATCATCTAAAGTAGGTAATGTCGTAATGTTGTTTTGATATTGTTCTAAATCTGTAATCATTTCATAGGTCCTCCCATCTGTGGTCTAGCATCAATATTGAGCGAATTAACGACCGGGGCTGTATATACAGATGATACTACTGGGTTAGCTATAGCATCATAATATAAGTTTTGAGATTCTGGTACTAA